TACTGCTTTCTCTGCAATCCTTACCTGTATTAAATTTCCATAATTAGATTCTCTATCTAATCTCCAACCATAAATATTTGTAGGATCTACCTCAATCCAATAAGGTCTACGATTTTGCTGTCTTTCTTCAGCTAAACTCATAGCACCAGAAGGTGCAGGGTAATCAACAAGAATATGACTTTGACCATAAGTTAATGAACACATTAACAATCTTCTTGCATATTCATCTAAATCAGACTTACAACCATCAACATCCATCTTAAACATCTCAGTCCAATAAGGATCTCCTATAAGTGTTATAGGTTTTCTTAATACAAGACCTGTAGCTGCTCTTATTAATCTTTGTGTAAAAGGACTAAATACTGCTCTGTTTACTCTGGCAAGGTAAGCATCATAATCTTCTCTTGGTTCTAACGGTAAAAACGCTTCACTGTTTTCTCTTAAATATTCTGTGCCTTCACTGACGGCTTTCATTATTTCCCAACCCTTAATCATGTCTAATACTGCACGATTACGAGTAAAAGGACTATCACTACCACCCATATAGGATGTGGCAGTAACACTGGTCTTAAACATTCCTGGTAAAGCGTAAGTCATTAGCTACATCTCCATCTTCTTAATGCTAACGCTTTTCTAGTTGGTCGTCCTTTACTATCTTTCATAGGTCCTTTAACTCCACTCATTCTTGCACAAAATGATTTTTTTCTAGCCTTTTCTTTAGGGGTTAGATTTTTCTTTTTTGTAACAGGTGCTTTTAATTTACTACCAGTAGCAGTGTTATATTTTTTGCGTCCTTTAGCAGTTAATCCTCCTTTTTTAGACTTTTCGCCTCTTCCTACTGATAAAGTAACTGATTTTCTTTTAGGCACAGCTATATTGCAGAGAAATTAGTTAATAATCATATATTACCGTTAAAACGGGTAATTTACACTTATTTTTTCTTCTTTTTACGTCTATGTTGATAACTTATTTTTTTACTACCAGTTTTTTCACGTTTAAATCTAGCTTTCTCGCTGGCTGACATTTCTTTTACAGTCTTAGGTGTCTTACTTGATACACGCTTACTAGGTCTACAGGCTGGGTAGCCTCGATCTTCACCTTTTTGACGACCACAAGGCTTACCTGTTTTAACATCTACCCACTTTTCTTTAAACCAACGGTCTAAACCACCTTTAGTTTTACTACTTTTTCTTTTTTGGGGCACTTTTTTTACCTACTCGATAAGTTCCACCACGTTTTTTATACTCTCGTACAAGCCACGCATTTGCATAAGCAGAAGGATAAACAGCAAACTTACGTTTAGCTTCTGATTTTACCCTAGAATATAGGGCTTTATTAACAGGAACATTCGCCACGTTTCTTTCCTCCTTTCTTTTTCTTTTTCTTCTTTGGAGGTCTACCAACCTTAGAACCATAGGTTCCTTTTCCCATCGGCATGATAAAAAAGCGTATCTTAATATATTCTAAACGAAGTTTGGCCTAGTGTCTCTGGTTTTGCTAAATTAAATTGCTGCAAACATAGATAACCGAAAGCATCAAAAGCATGATCAACCCCCAGATTCTTATTAGGTAATCCTGTATTGGGAGCATAAGTTAAAGTTCTAAGTGATTTTATTAACTCTTTACATCTTGGATGTATAAATGTTCTGCGATCTCCATTTGCATCATACAAAGCTGTATTAACAGAAGTAATCTTATCCCTAATTTTCCACGGGCTTTTTGGACTCATTACTGTAAATCCAGACCTTCTCAAAATATTGTGGTCCGTAACTCCAATTCCGCTTGTTTTTCTAGCACTACCCGTAGGGTCTGGACACGCAATAATTCGCCTATCTACCCCATACCTCCGAATAACCTCCTCCGCAAAATCCCAGGTTGTTGCTCCTCCCGTCAACATAATTTCATCAAATACATAAAGACAGTCGTTATGCTTGACCGCACAAATTCCTGCCATTGGATCTACGTTAAAGTCCAATCCCAAAATTAATGGCAACATTTGTAAATCCTCCACCTCGCTACTGATATTGTCATCGCCAAAACTTACCGCCACTAGTCCAGTAAGATTCTCAAAACTTGCCTCAAACTCCTGCTTAAATGTTCTTTTGTCCAGTTGGGCCTTCGCTGCCTCGACTTCCTCGGCTGGAACATTGCCCCCGTCTATTGTAGTAAAACTCCACCTCCTCCAATCTCCACTCATATCTTCTGGAACGTAGCACCATAAATCGTAGAACCAGCTTGCCGTACCATCGGGTGTGGAAATAAATAATGCCCACCCCTGTTTATCTGCTAATGCTGGTCTAATAACCTGGAACCATACGTCAGAATCCATAAAGGCTGCTTCGTCTAGTACTACTCCAGCTAGACTTCGGCCACGAAGAGTCATTGCATTTTCTGTTCCCTTCAGTTCAATCAGCGAGCCATTGATTAGTTCTATTTTTAGATCGGTTTCGTTTTTGCTTTTTACCCAAGATAAAGGTACTAATTTTTTAAGTTCCTTCCAGGCAATGTCTTTTGCCATGCGATATGTGGGGGCACAGTAGAAATATGTTTCGCCTGGTCGTTTTATTGCTGCGTTTACAAGTTCGATACATGATAAGTAGGATTTTCCAAATCTTCTGCCAGCTACCAGTACCCTAAATCTTTCTGCTGCATTGAACACCTCCCCCTGGGCCCATCGTAATGTTAACTTTTCGGCTGTTTTTGGACTCATGTAATACAGAATACCCTTAATTTTGATGAATTTGCTAGTTTTTGTCGACTATTTTACTGTTTTAGGGTTATTATTCAATTAATAACATAAGTTTCAGTCCGTGACAGAAGCAATCTTACAGAATTTTGACGATAGATCCGTTCCAAAGAAGAGAAATCCAGGGAGATCCCCTGATTTGGTTATAGAACAAAGAAGGCAAAGACTTTATAAAAGACAGTTGGATGGACTACCCACAAGACATTTGGTTTTTGAACACGCTTCCAGAGAAGGAGTTTGTGTTAAGACTGCATGGAACGATTGGAAAGAGGTCACGAAATGGAATGAGGAGGATTGGGAAAAGGATAGAGATAATATGATCTCCAGAATACAAGCTATGAGGGTTAGACTTTTTGATAAGGCTTGTAAAAAAGGTCAGTATCAGACTGCTGCTCAAATATTAGATTCACTTGGTAAAGTAGTAGGGGAGAGTGTGGAGACTGTGAACATAAATGCTCCAGAACTAGCTATACGAATAGAAAATAAAACTGATAGTTGACACTATTGTAGTATTGTACTATAATAAATAGTGTAGAAGGAAATAATTTTTAGATTTATCAGAAGGTTCAGGGCTCTATCACATCTGCTACTAGCATTTGCAACCATTCCCCCCACTCTCTCCCATTGGGTAGGAGATCGGGAACGAGTAGGAAATAAAAACTACATCACCATAATTTTTTTTGCCTGGTATTTTTTCTTACATCACATTTTAATTTTTCGCTCGCTTCACTTTCTGCAACTTCACTTGCAACAATTACTATTTTAATTTTATCGTTTACAAGATAGAGAGAAGGAAAAGAAAAAACCCGAACCAATAAAAACAATAAGATAGTAAATAATTTATGACATAAAAAAAACCCTATCAATAAGATAGAGTTAATTTTATTTTAATTTTGTTTAGTTAGATTTTACAATTTCAAAAAATAGTTTTAGTTGTTCTTCTCCATTGTAAAAACTTTTCTTACTGCCTGATAGTCTCAAACTTTTTGGTGCTTGTTCTATCCATTTTAGAATTTCAGAATCCATAATTAATAACCCATAAATCTAGAATACCTATTTAACATTTCATCTGTCATAGGTTCTAATCCTCTACCACCTGGAATAAGATACAAACCTTGTTTGTTCTTTTTTAATTCTCCCATACGTGGTTTCCAATACTCATTTAAAAATCTTTGTGTTCTAGAATCTATCATAATTAATTATTTTGTAAGTAAACAGAATAAGAAGATAAAACAGAATCTATTCTATTTGTTCTTTCTTCTAAACTTCCTTTGATACTGTTAACACTAGAGAAACCTAATGTAGCAATAATAAAAATACAAAAAGCATAAACAAGATAATTGAGATTGTGCATTGTTTTTGGTTGGGAGTGATAAAAATTTTTCTCCCGTTAATATTAATTATAAACAATAAATAACTACTATTGTAGTACATTAATAATAGTTGTAACAATACTTAACAATAATAATTACTTAATCTAATTAATAATTATTTTAAAATTCTTTTGATGATACTATAAAAAAATAATTATCATTATCCCAACCGAAACTAACTATATCAACACTCGGAGAAAAATCTTTAAACCATTCTGTTTTCAATAATTCTCTTACTGCATTTGCATAATTATCAATATCCCCTAATTTATTATTATACTTTATAGTTTTACTATAAATAGTATCTGCATCTTTTTTGTAAGTTGCTTTAACTCTAGGTAGTTTTGTATTTGTATAACCTAAGTATTTTGTTTTAATAATGTAACCTTTAACAGATATAACATTAAAAATTTCTGATTCTGTTGATGTTGGCATTTGTTTAATTCTCCTTAATATCACAATGATGTAGATAATATTCTTTATCTAAATTTAAATTATTAAAATCATTAATAATATTTTCGTTACACATTAAATCTATTCCTTTAAAATTTTCCTGGTTAAACTTATAAAAATCTACTGTTCTTTTTAACTCTTTAATAAATTCTTCTTTATCATCACAATTAGTCACTGTAATATCTCCTTCACAATAACTTACTATTTCAAATTTTTTAAAGTTAACCCAATTACCGAAATAATGAGCATCTTCTGAAGTATCTAATTGTGCATAACCATCTGAAGATTTGCAGTATTTAAAATCAAATACATATCTATCAGTATTTGCAAATGATGTTTGAGTTTTCATTTTATTTAGTGAGAAGTTGAATAAAAAAAAATCTTCTCTTGTAATCTATTGTACTACAAGAGAAAATAAATGTAAACCTTAAATTAAAAAAGTTTTTTATTTTTTATTTCTGTCTAAATTTACTATAGGCATAATTAAATAATTTAATTTTGCTTCAAATCCTTCTAAATCTTCAAAAGGATTCTTAATAT